TTAGACTGCCTGACGGTAAATTATTAAGTAATAACCAGTTTTGGTCTGAGGTATCAACATTAAGATTTTTAGCCACATACCAAACACCAGAAGATGCTTTTAATACAGCGTCTTTTGTGAAAAAGAAATCAACATCAGAATTAAAAAGAATTCTAAAAAGAAATTTGTATGATGCAGTAGTTCCTTTTGATTGGTATAACTGTTTTGCTATTTTAATAACTGCAGGTTTATTTGCAAGTATTTCTTGAGGAAAATATGAAAGATATTCTTCAGTAAAATAATTAATAAATTCTTCTGTTGTGTTATCAATATCAGCATAATTTAATATATTTTTTGAACGGTCTGTAACATTATTGGTTTGTTCCAACCATTCATAGTATGCTTCTAAGAAAGCAAGAAAGTTGGCGTATGACGAATCTTCCCGAATAAATGCGGGTAATTGTTGAGGTATTAATAAAGATGTTTTTTGATTATTTGGAATCATTTATTAACTTTGAGCAATAACATTTACGGTAATTGCTGTAGGACTACTGCTATCCAATGTTAAAATGGTATTGTACGAAGAAGATATTAAAGACGATACTGGTGTCGCATCAACAGAAAGTTCACCTAAATCATTGTTAACATCAACTGGCGCAAGAGATACTAACGAAATAATACCTTTTGAATAATCAATTGTTCCTGCATTATTATTAAGTACAGTTTTAACATTTGTGACATTATTATAATATGTTCTTAATGTACCAAAACGTCCTTGTAGGTTAACAACAACTGCACCTAATTGACCTGTTGTGTCGCCGTTGACTGGAGTGATTGTTGCAATAGCAGTAGTATAATTGTTACCTGAAGTATCTACAACAATTTTTTGTATTGTTCCGCCAGCAATTTCCGCATGAGCCGTTGCACCTTGTCCATCACCTAAAATAGTAATAATTGGTGCAGATTGATAACCATATCCTGGATTCAATACAGATATAGTATCAACACCATAGGTTGTTGCTGGCACTTCTTCATAAAATACGCCATCAATAATGTTTTCTGTGTTTGCTGGATTAACAAATTGTAGACCAGGAGAACTAGAAACGCCGCTTAATAAAACACCTTTTTGCAATGGAGTATTATAGTATAAATTATATGTTGATGAATCGGTTAAACTCGGAAGTATTCTTTTTTGTAATTTTAAAGAATATTCACTATTAACAATTGAAGGGTCATAACTTTGAACAGCATTCAATAAATCGTATCCATTAAATGTTGAATTAAAAGTATTTAAGGAAGTATTTGCAAAAGCTACAATTGCTGCTTTTACACCATTTTCTATTTGTAACGCTGTTTTTGTTGTTTTATTTGGATTGTAAATAACATTAACAGAAACATTTATAAAAGTAAAATCTGGATCTACAATAGTAGGAGTTACTGTTAATACACTAATTGGGTCTATAATATTAGTAATAATGCTTTGTTTTTGGGCATCATTTAAAAGAAAAGAACCTTCTGGCTTCATGGAGATAAACACTTGGCCAAAAACTGGCGATTCATTTTCTTGTCCGCCCCATACAGAAACAGAATCAAAAGCAAAACCTAAATTGTTTTGCTGAATAGCAGTAATATAATCTTCTTTAGTTACCGCACGATTTTGTGCTGCATAAGCTTTAGGTGCTTGAAATTTAATTGAATCGATGGACTCTTTGTCGCCACCTTGCGATGCAGGAATAACTCCTGTTACAGAAGAACTTGTAAATCCTCCAATATTATCCATCAAAACAAAACTATTCGCACCTGTAGCCAACGTACCATCAGTTGAAATGTAGGTCACCACAACAATATTTCCGTCTTGTAATTCATAACCCAATACACCATCACCAAAACTAATTTGATAATTGCCATTTAGTGATTCTTGCAAGAAGTATACTTGGTCAGTTGGTGTTAAAGTTAAAAAACTACCGGCAGGTTGATAAGTTGTATAAGAGTTATTTGATGAATTTTCTTGTACAGTAACTTGAATTGATGTTGTATCAATTTTTGAATCAGGAATTTCAAAAACATATTTTGGATTGATTGTTGAATCGACTGTATAGGTGTATGCTGCTGGAATGCCTTGTTTAATTTGTAAATTGGTAAAATTGGCAGTACCACCAGAAGTTGCAACAGTCGTTGCGTCAGTAGAAACAAAATTATAATTTACGCCTTGTACTGATTCGGATATAAAATTACTATAACGTGGCAAAGTAAAAGAACTAGATGTAACACCAGTAAACGCAACATTGATATATGCTGTTGGTGCAATAGAAGATTTTGGAGTGTAGTTTAATAATTTTGCATGGGAAACAACCGAGCTTCTTTGTAAGGCAGAATCCAAAAACATCTCGTTGGCTACCATGTTTAAATAATAAGCATTGTATTGTGTATTATATGCCAAAATGTCCAAAAGAACAGACATGGCAGAACCTTGAAAGTTATAATCTTTAAAGGCATCTTGTGATTGCAAATAAGCAATAAAATTGTTTTTGATATTACTGAAATCTAATTCAGTTAATTGTATATTGTTGTTTGAAGATGCCATTATCTGGACCTTTCAAGAAGTATATTTACCGATGTTGGCAAGGTATTATTTCCTATGTAAAATGTTAGATTAATCGTAAATGAGTTTTCATCAATATTACCGGTAACCGTAATATCTTCTATTTGTACTCTAGGTTCATAATTTGTTATAACATTTTCAATTTCGGTTTTAATTAAACTGGCCGTCAAAGTGGTGGCCGGTTCAAATAAAAGTTTGTCGATATTTCCACCAATATCTGGTTGAAACGGTCTTTCATAGAAATTGGTCAATAAAAGATTACGAACCGAACGAATAACCGCTTGGTCATCAAAGCTTCGAGCAACATCTTTCGAACCAGGAACAAGGTTAAATGTGAAGTCTAAATCGGAATAAAGATTGGTTAGTGTTGCCATTTATTATTTATGATGCTTCCTATGAATTAATTCGTGTAATTAACTTGTCGGTGCCAATAAAGTTGTTACACAGATAAGTTTGAGTTTCGCCCATACTTGAAAATTGTCTTACTGTGTTATACTTGTCGGAAAATGTTTTTAAGTTACCATAAAATGCTACGTCTGCACTTCTCTGAGATGACAGTAAAGTGTTGGTATTTGATATGTCCGATACAATCTGGTTAATTTGTGCCGCTGTTAATGATGTGTTTTGACCAACCTCAGGATCACCACTAATACTATTGGCAATCAAAGCAATGTATGGGTAAATTGTGTTGGATTGATTACTAATTTGCGGTCCAATCAAAATACTACCAAAACTACCCAAGATAGGTGATGTATTGGTTATGTTATCCGTTTGATTGGTGATATATAGTGCTGTTTTTCCAAAAGAAATTGCTGTTTCATAATAGGGGTTGGTTACATCTTCACCATTAAACGGAGTTATTCCAGACAATCTATTAGTGTGAGCATTAAAAGCTACCGATGTCGTAGACAAAGTTCTACACGCCGTTTGCGCAGTTGCTAAAGCCGCACAATTGGACACAGCAATATTGGCCGCAATTGTATTGGCGGTTGTAAGAATTGTATTTACATAAGTTAATACAGGATTTTGAAAATAACCACTCACAGCATTATTTGCAATATCTTGTGCTTGCCATGTTTGAATAAAAGCAGGTTGCTTTTCTAAATGATTAACAGCATCAGTTGAAAGTGGTTCCACATAACCATTCGGGTCACTAAAACTATAACCTAGTGTTGCATATACCCCTGTTGCATTATTAACTGTTGACATAATTAAACTCCGAAGAAACCGGTCAAAGGTTTACTGGTTGGAAATCCTCTATTACCAATATGCACATGAGTATTATAGATGTTACTATTAATAGTATCAGTCATCAAAGTGGCCTCCATAATACCAAATTCACCAAGTGGTGATTGTACCAACACCAAAGAAGTTATTGGGCCTTGAGAATACATTCCATTAATACCATGGTTCCTGCAGCTCTGGCAACCATGTCACCCACCACTTGAAGATTATAGTTGCCATCAATCTTTTCACTCTTATTACCTAAAACATGGATGTTTGAATCGCCATTAATGGTAATGTTACAAGTACCATTAATTTCTACATTTTTACCTTTAACCGTAATTTCATAACCAGTACCATATACTTTGTGTACCTCATCGCCATTAGGCTGCATTTCAATAAAAGTGCCTGAACGATGAGATAAACGAACCCTCTCACGGGTTGGTGTGTCATCCATCTCAAACGAATGACCAGATTCACTTTGTTGTATATTGTTATATGGATATTCTGGCTGAGTGTCTGCATTAGCTGCTGATTCAGGTTGTGTCCATAAAACAGATGACGGATTATCCATTATATACCTTTTTTAAACTGCGTTGCAACATTGGGTAATTGAGTAACTGCACTAGAAATTGCTACGGCACCAGCGGCCGCTGTGGCAGCCATAGAAACGGTCTGATTAAATGTTTGTGCGGCCTCTTTGGCAGCTTTAAGTTCATCACCAAACCCACCACTTGCACCACCAGTAATATCAGTTAGAGCATTACCTACTGCAGCATAAAGATTTTTTAAACAATCCTGTAACATAGCTAACAATCTTCCAGGCAAACTTAAAATATAAGCAATCATGTCTTGTATTTTTTTAATATATTGAACAACAAGAGCTTCAAAATCAAGAATAGGTTGTATTATATTTTTTTGTATATACTTTAACTCTTTAGTGATTGATTTAAGTTTATTATACAACCATTGACTTTCTCCTGTTGCATCAGAAAAACCTAACGCTCTCATTACGTCACGAATCGCATTTCTAATATTAATTGCTTGAGAATTTAAAAATCTTTTTAATGCATTATTTTTAATAATATCCAAACTAAAATCACAATTGTGTGATAATGTACTATTGGTAAAGCTAATAGCAGTATTGGCAACCTGCCCTATACCGAGGGCGGGAGTGGTAGGTTGTCCAGCAGTATTGAATATTCCTGTATAAGGACTAAAAGGTGGATTTTCGGCAGTTCCAAGATTTGGTTTCATTTTAATTCCTATTGTTTAAGTCCAGGCATTACACCAAACATTATAGGAAATTGTCCTGATTCTCCATCCATAAAGAATCCAACAACCCAATCTCCTACCATTGGTGCAGAAAACGATTTCGAATTATTTATTGGGTATAACGGATGCGCAAAAGGTAAATCTTCAGATGGAATTAATTCTTTATTTTGTGTATGCCAACCAAAGATACGAACTTGACAACGACCCAATCCTAACGGATCAATTCTATTTTCTACTTCTCCAACCCACCAAACAAAACCATTTAGGCCGGCAAAGTTGTTAATCATTTTAGACATTATGCAATTCCTTTAACCGTATTCTGCCACAGAGCAGAATTGTTATCTGGTGAAGCATATTGTTTAGTTGTGCTTTCTTTTGTAATTTCAAGCACAGTTTTGTATTCATTCATTGTAATCATGTGACGAACTGCTGTAATTAAATATTTTCCTGAATAAAACGGATCAGGTTCTTTGTTGTTAGGATTTTTAGATAATAAAGACAAGTTAAGGTTTGTACCAATAGTAAGACCAGGATCTCCAGGTACAGAAATTTTAACTCTTGTATAATTTGCCAATGCTAACTGTGCTGTTCTATATGGTATGTAAGTTTCAGCATAAATGTCTTTACCAACAGAATCAGGTCCTTGCTCAGCAATGTAAGGTACTAAATTTTGTTCAAAATTTGAGAATATTAATTTTGTTACTGCTTCTGGAGTTTGGTTAACTCCTTCACCAAATCTATTTTTAAATGTATTGGTGATTGGATGTTCGTTTAACATCGTGGCTTCCTGAATATAACCAGCATAATCAAAGTTAGTTTCTTTATAACGTCTTGTGACTGGATCCACAGATATTAATTTATTGGCAAATATACCAGAATTAATTGCTCCCAATGAATCGTAAGAATTTAAAATTTCATATGTCGTAACATTATGTATTCGTTTATTTAAATCATATGTGGCATTATCTATATTTTTTGGATCATAACTGTAATTATAAAAAACAGGTTCTTTCATCATAGATTGAATTGACCTAAAATTAAAACCAAACTTATTTTCATAAAACAACATATCAGCACCAGGTTTGTCTGGTTGTGGTCTGGCATACCCCGCCATATAATTAATTGCATCAAATGGTTTTATTGTTGGTATAACAAAATCATATATGCCATAGGTTGAATCAATTTGAGCAATTTTTTTGTTTGGTACTTTTAAATAATTTTCTAAAATATCAATAACATTATCTGAAATAGATTTGGCACGATATGATTTACTTACTTTATATTGTTCAGACAATAACATTTCTTCAGAACAAAAATACAAAGAATAAGATTCTGTATCGCCTTTACCTTCTGGTCGCCTTTTGTCTACTTTATAAACACGGAATATTTTATCAATCCAGTTAGAATTTTGATTGGTTTTACCAAATGTCATCCGCAGATATTCATTACCGGTAAGGTTTAATGTTTCAATGTAACCCATAGAATCAACAACCATCAGATAACCTGACGCTGTATTATTAAACAAATCTTCTTGATATGATAATTCGGTCAATAAATTTTTCATGTCCATACTATTGGATGCTGATAGTAAGGTAAGATTTATTAACGCATAGTCTTTTGGATAAGATACACCAGCTGGCGTTGGTGCTGAAGAAGATATGTCCGCCACTTTATGTACCCATTAATGATTTAAGTTGACTTTCAAATTGCGGTGCATAAATTGCATTTATTAATTTAATAGTTCTTTTTGATTCATTTTGTTCAACTTCCCAATCATATATGTTAACAGCCTCTTTTGTAATCGTTTCTTTTGCTGATGTACCATTAGAAAATGTTACTGTTTTTGTTGAAGGCAATGTTGCTAAATATGACGGTTCATCAATTATATAAGTCTTTGATGTTGTTGTCAATGATGTTTCATCAGTT